TCGATCGCGTTCCGGCTTTGGAGCACCGAACAGGGCTCCCGTATCGCCAGCGGTCAACGCTTTCTTGTGGGCTAGTGCGGCATTCATCTGTGCGAGTACCACGTTAAGCTGTTTCTGCATGCCCTCAACCCATTTGGCTTTGGCCCCCTCCCACATGAAGAATCCAGATTGGATAGTGGTAGCCATCTCATTAGTGAGAGCGTCGAACTTGTTTGAAAGCGATAGTATCTGGGCATCTAGTTCGAGTGCCGCTCCTTTGCGGAACAGAGCATTGACCTTGCCTTGAGCATTACCCACGCCGGTTATCTTGCCGGTGAGCCCATCTATCCTGATACCGAGATCGCCGTATCTATCGGTCAGGGTCTTGATCTCTTTTGCCGCAGTCTTACGTTGGGCAGAATCAAGGGTTCGGGCAGCGGCCAGTTTCTTCAGCAAGTCCAATCGGAGCTGATCGTTCTTCCTGAGTTCTTGCCCCTTGGAAACTAACTTCGCTGATGCGTCGGTCGTATCCTTGATCGCCGCAGCAGAATTGCTCATTGCAAACGCAATCACCGCTGCGACCGCTGCGACCGCGGTCAGTGCGGCGATAACAGGATGTGCCTGAATAGCAACGAACGCAGCAAGCAAGCCGTCAAACGAGAGTGCTTTCGTTGCGGATATAGCCGCGACCTTTACCCACGCGATCGCACCTGCAACGCTGGCCAATGACGTTGTGGCAAAACCAGCAGCGATCCCTACGCCTTTGATAGTCACGCCCAACGCAACCAGAGCAGCACCCGCCGCGAGCCCCGCGACAACCAGTTTGCCTACGGATAGAACAATGCCGTCATTATCCTTGACCCATTGAGTAGTTGCCCCCGCGACGTCGATGATCGTATCGCTCCACTCGCGGAGGGTCGATGAGAGAGCCTCGCCGATCGCGATCTGTACGCCCTCGACAGCAGAGAATACTTTACGGAACGATCCGCCGAGTACATCATCCATGACCGCAGCGGTTTTCTTGGCGGTCCCACTCACGTCGTCAAGAGATTTTCGCATCCCCTCGAACTGACCTTTACCCGAGAGCTTGAGAGCCGCAGCCGATCCACGACCGAACAGGGTCTCGAATATCCCGAGCTTCGAAGCACTGCCGAGCCCTTTTGTTTTCTGTCCCAACTCAGTCAGGATATCAGCCATCGCCCGGAGGTTGTTACTGGAGTCGGCAACCGTAATCCCCAGATCCCTGAAGATCTGAGCACCCTTGCCGGCGGCGATGTTCTTGTACGCACGGGCCAGTGCTGTGCCCGCCGCCGAGCCCTTGATACCATTGTTCGCGAGCACCCCGAGTGCGGCCGCGGTCTCGGTTATCGTGCTGCCCGCTTCAACGGCGAGCGGAGCAACGAACTTGAAGGACTCGCCGAGATCCTCAAGGGTCTGTGCTGAATTGTTAGCTGTGGCCGTCAGGACGTCCGCGATCATCACGGTATCCTCAGCACCCAAGTTGAACCCTCGCATAGCAGCAGCGGCGATCTCCGCTGCCCTGGGGAGTTCCGTTGATGTCGCGCGGGCCAGATCAAGCACCGAGTCAATCGATGCCTGTATCTGCCCGCCGCGGAATCCCGCCCGGCCCAACTCGGTCATGGCCCCCGCAACCTGTGCCGCGGTGAATGATGTCGTGCGTCCGAGTTCCTTGGCTTGCTCGGTGAGATTGTTGAATCCTTGGCCGGCCGAACCGGTAACCGCTTTGACCTGATCCATCTGATCAGCGAACCCGGCGAACGTCCTGGTCGCTATCGCGAGTGGTGCCGCGGCGATCGCACTGGTGGCCAGCAGTTGCCGGCCGACCGCAGTGACCTTCTTGCCGAACGCCTTTATCTGAGTCTCGCCCTGGCGTAGTCCGCGTACGAGCTTCGTGTTGTCCGTGAACAACTCGACAAACGCTCGACCCGCTCTAATTGCTCCAGAAGTCGCCATATTCTATCTAGGCCCTTTCGGTCCATCGTGATCGCCCGAACCATCTGACAGCCGTATACATCGCTTGCCGACGCCACCAGGATACACCGAGCACTCTCAGTAGTTCCCTCAGCAGCTCATCGGCTTCCTTGCGGGTGAAATCTTCGATGACGTAACCTTGCCCAGTGACCCATCGATACCATTCGAGATCGCCGCTATACCCTCCGTCGTGGATCACTGCGGCTTTCACCGCCGGCAAGTTCATCGGGTGCCCTATGATCCGCCAGAAGAACCTGGGGATGCTCGCCCCGTCAGTCAGCATACCCTTCGGACATATTAGCTTGTGCGATTCCGCACCAACAATAACCCGGTACTCCGAGATCAGTATCCATTCATCACCGAACGGCTGGATCTCCGGACCATCGAAATCAACTGTCTTGCCAGTGAAGTCCATGGGATTTACTCCGAGGGCTGCGTAGTCGGCTGCGTCGTGGGTTCAGGTTTCTTGGGCGGTTGCATGGCCTGATCGAATCCCTGCTCGCCCCTCACGAGGGTTCCGCCGCTCGGGCGGTAGAACAAACCGCCGAGATCCGTGCCGCCGTCAATGATGTAAACGTACATATTAACCTGAGCCTCGTCCTTGGCGTACGCCACGACAGCCTGACCGCCGAGCGGAGCACATCCCTGGACCACAACGCACGCCGCTAGTGCCATCGCCATTATCAAAGTTAATCGCATCATCTCAGATACTCCTATCTCGTAAACGCATTCTTGAAATCCGCCATAGTCTCGGGTGTAACCTTGATCACGTTCGGATCGACCTTTTCGAGCGATTCTACGTACGGGTTAAAATCATCCGGCTCGTACGCTGCGGTCTTGTCAGGATCCCGATTGATGTTGGCCAGCAGGGCCATGTTGCTCGCCGCCGTATCCCAGGCTCCCTGAGACATCCAAATCAGTTCGCGATACGTTAGCGGCTCCGGGTTGATGCCGACGACGCCGGCACGCCGCCAGACATCTCCCCAGCGGTCTACTTCTTCTTGACTCGCTTCTTGGCTTTCTTTTTCTTCTTCGGCTTGACCTTGCCGAATATCTCGTCGATTACCGTCTTGACCTTCACGCCGTCCACGACCGTCGTTGCTCTCGCGATCGCCGCCGTCAGGATCTTGGTCTGTTTCTCCACCATTGCCGCCCGATCTATTCTGCCTCGGGCTCGGAAGAAATTTAGCATGTCCTCATAGAACGCCATGTGAGCATCGAGCAGCGGTTTACCCTCGAATACTTTCCGCATATCGTCTGCGGTCATATCCAGGGCTTCGAACTGCTCTTCCAGCAAGCAGCATATGACCTCGCCCAATAGCAGCTCGTCGGTGCCCAGCCTGGTCAACAGCGGCGGCTCGCCGATCTCCGGTTGTAGGAGATCGACGTCGAGCTTTTCTTTGACTCGTTTAGCCGTGCCGATGTTTATCGCGATCTGCCAATCGCGATCTTGATTGTCTTTGAATGTTTTCATTATTGCCGGTTTCCTGAAAAAGTTTATGCGGTGACAGTGATAGTGTAGTTGGCCAGTGCGAAGGGGAGCCCGCTCGTAACGTAAGCGTACTTCACGGTAACGACGTGCACGGTTCCCGCAGCCCCGAGATTCGTATTCAGGAGCACGGTGACCTCACCGTCGCCCGCGTCGATAGCGAACACGCCGGCCACGGTCTGGCTGTCGATCGTATACGCGATTACCTCACCGGTCATATCTGAACCGAGCGTGGCGACAGGCGTGCCTACGACCGTCGCGTCAGCAGCTCCAGCAGCGACGGAACCTGTCTGGTCGTAGGTGATCGGCGGCTCGAGCCACTGGCTCCACTGGTTGAGGTTGATGGTCACCGGGACCATCATGCCCTCGACGAGCTGCTCGTTGCGTCCGAAGTTACTGACAACGAAGTCGCCGACCGGACCGCCCGAACCCTCTTCCGCGATCGGTGCGGAGAGAACCGCCATACGCAGCGGAGTACTCGCGAGGAACGCTGTCTTGAGAGCCTGAACGCCTCGGTCATTGGGATTGTAAAGCACTTCGAACTCGGCTCCGCACTTGCGGAGCGTAGCTGCGATAGCCTCCCATCCGTCGTTGTCGCGAGTGGTGATATCCGCCTCGCCCGCCTCCAGGGTCAGAGTGAGATCCTTGACCTTGCCGACCACGAGCAACGCGGACAACGCGGCCTCCGCAGCCCCGTACATGAGACTGCCGTTCATACCTAGTTGATACCTTTTCGGTGCTGCCATTTTCGTATACTCCTCATGAAGTTATTGAGTTTCGCCATATGCTTGATAGCTTGGATTGCTCTTTTTTGAATGCTGGCCCCATGTAGGGACGAGCCTTAATAAATATATTCTGTTTGCGTACTACATCGATCCGAACCCGGCCGCTACGCTTCGAGATCCGAGCGTTCTGGAACGCCAGGAACGGGATCGTACCGCCTTCCTCAAGTACCCTCGGGACCTTGCCAGCGGAATGGCCGGACCTCTTGGGCAACGGGCCGATCACTACGCTACGCCGTCGTGGCTCGTAACCAAAGAAGATAAGTTTCTTCAGCGTGCCCTCATGACTGCTCGGCGGTCTGCCAGGTGCACTGATTCGTTTACGCTTCCGTATCGATCGCTTCGCGGTCTTGCTGGTGAACGCACCGAACTTGCTGAGGTTCCTGCGAGTCGCCTTGTCGGTATTCTCGATCACCGGCTTGGAGTCAAAGAACTTGACGCCTCGCAGCGGCTTGAATTTCATTCCGATAGCCATCATCAATTCCTAGTCAAAGTGCAATACGCACCTTGCCAGCACATGCGTTCCACCGCCGCCAGCAGCGACAGTTTCAAGGCAATGTTCGCGGCGTTATCAAGTATGCGTCGATGACGCCGCTTGAATCATCTGTTGAATACGCTTCCAGGGCATAAGCAAAAGCTATATCTCCAGCAGTCGCCTTTTGTGCAATGCCCGCTGTTGTGAACGTTGACAAGAGGTCGCCAATAGCGATGTCGTTGGTTCCGTCGACCTTGAGATTCGTAACCTTGCCGCCGACCTGGACCTTTCCGACGCTGCCATTTGCGGTATTCTTATCCACAACACCAACCACCATCGAATCACCTGCGGCGGTCGTTGTAGAGTACCCGATATCATTGGTGTTTGGTGAACTATCAATCACAACCCAACCGGCCTGGCTTGTCACGCCGCTGTGGTTTTCGAGGTCCAAAAACTCTCTCGTATGCTCCGCCTGAGCATTCTGATTTCTAGCAACCGACCAACCCACGGGAATATCAACCTCGCCGCTATTGTATGGGCGTATCGGTACGTTGACATCAACATCGAATGTATTGTCCTCGAAACGACACCCAGAAAACGTCGCAGTCCCCATCCGCATAAAGAATCCGGCACCACTCAATCCACCGTTGAAGGTGTTTCGAGCAAACACCATATCAACCATCGCTCCCTTATCCTGACTCTGTATCCCAGCGTATGCCGCCTGAATATTATTCCCAACAACAGACCACGCAGTGAAGGTTCCAGTAGTATCGAAATGTATTCCAGATGATGCTGAAGCGGTTGTCACGATCATATTGCCAGAAACGACTATATCGCTGCTTGTGTTGGGTGCATATATCCCTTCGCCACTTGCACCCGAACTCACGATAGTATTACCTGTGATTGCGACCTTCTCGCATACCAGCACATCAATGCCGCGGTCAAGAACCGCGATAGTATTGCCTGAGATTGTAATATCATGGGCGGGGGTTGGATCGCCTCCAACATTTATGCCGAAGTGAATATTGGTTATGGCATTGCCCGTTACCGCAATCTCGTAGCACGGGTCTTCGCCAGTATGACTGCTGATCTGTATGCCCTGCGGCCCGGACACGCTAAAGTCCTTGATTGTATTACCAGCGACAGTTACCCCGAACACCCCGTCTTGTATCTCGATGCCACTGCCGCCGCCATAAGCCCGATCCTTGGCGACTTCCGAGATAATGTTCTGAGCCACAGATCCCTCGCTGGACCCGATATTGATACCAATCCCATCGTCAGCGGACTTATGTATCCGGTTCCTTGTGATATCAAAATCGGTGCATTGTTCTAACTCAATACCAGTAGCCCACGCCTCGTCAATTCTACATCTATTGACCGTGATATTCGTGACAGTTCGGAAGCTAAAGCAACCGCGATTGCCCTGGCCGTCTGTGTCCGGGAACGCAGTAGTATCCCATCCAACCTGTTTAGGCGTGCCTGTAGTGCCCTTGTTCCCGTCGCAGTACAGATTCTCGACGACGATGTTTGAATTCCCGCCGGTTCGGTCGACGTTCGATATCACCGGGTGGCTTGAGTCGGCGCCCAAGTGGTCTACGAATACGAGCTTGGTTTGCCAGCCACTACCGCGAAGGGTTGTGTCGTCCTGCATCAAGATGGCGTCGTCAATCGAGAATGTGCCCGCAGGCAGCAGTACAACCCCGCCGCCAGCGGCACTTACCGCCAGGAGGGCGGCGTTTATCTGAACCTCATCATTAACACCATCGCAAAGATAATCGGCAACAAACTTGGCATTAGCAGCCGAATCGCTTGCCGACACAACAACATCCGGCATTCTAACTCTGTCAATTCCCATGATACAACTCCTTACCAAACGCTTACGGCTGTGTTGGTTGGTATTGTTCCACCATCAACGTATTTCTTGATCTTAACAGGCACTCCCACCGCGATGGCCAATCCGTCGAACGATCTCTCGACATTAGCGGGCACATAGAACGCAACGGTCGAGCCGCCATCGAGGCTGACCCTTACGCCACCGTCGCCAGTGGCTACGTGCATGCGTGAGCTGAGTTCGGTTGCGGTCACGATGTCATTGTACGCATTGTCATCATCACCAGTGGCCTCGAACCCGGACACAGGATTATTCCCAGCACCGCCGGCCGCGGCAAGAATCTGGGCGAGCAACGCCGTAGCGATCGGATCAGTGACTATCTTTGTTATTGCTGGGGGCATAATATATTCCTTTTTATTCCGTCATCGTCCTGTACGTCACGTTCAGTATACTCGTGAACACGCCATCCTCGACGAGTTGATCCGTATCGTATATCGGCTCGTTCTCGATACCCACGTACTGCGAGGGTATGCCAGAGAGCTGCAATCGCGATAGCGAGCCGATCAGTTCCTCGACGAACCCGCACAATGTCTCGACGTTCGTATCGCGATTCGTAGTTCGTATGCCTATCTTTTTCTGAATGCCGATCGAGATAACGCAATCGTTCTGATCGCTCTCCCTATCCACCGCCAGCATCGATCTGGATGCGGCCACGACGTTCACAAGTAGATTGTCGAGATCGCCGGCAGCGAGCTTCAGCCGCACCACCGCATGCCACTCGGCTGTAAACGTCTGCGTGAATGTCTCGGCATTCAACGCGACGACAACGGCCTTCGCAATGTCGATCGGTAAGCTGCTCATGATTCGATATTGATATCCAGTTTCGCGGCGATCTTCACCACGTTCTTGTCCGTGCGAATCGTTGTCTCGGCGATCTCCTTCATCCACAATTCGCGGCTGTGACACAGCGAGTGGATGCCCTTAATATCACTGCGTAGCGATTCGATGGCCACGGCGTTTGCGATCATCTTCGTTTTCAACCCGATCGCCGAACTGACGATCCACCAGCCGACGCTACCGAATAATGTTAGTCCCGCACAGATAGCCACGATAAGCTGTGTTATCTCAGTCATCAATTCCAATATCCTTTGTGTGTATCCGAACCATATTCCGATGCCCGTCCGTCCATCGCCAGCATCCCTGATCGCCAAGCTCCAGCAGCTCGAACTTTTCTCCGTTCGCAACGATGATATCACCGCAAACAGGGTCCTCTCCGAGATCAGCATACGCTATCAAGAAGTCGGTAACGAACGTGGCGACAGTAAACCCGTCAGCGTCATTCAACTCTCTCTGGGTTATCGCAAACGTAGCCTGAACCAAGAACGTCACGGCTCCACGGCGATACTCGACCTCCTGGCTGGCGTGCGTTTTAAGCACACCAGCCAGCCAGGCCGCTCCAGTTGAAAGCAAGTCTACCATGCCGGTTACCCGCTGTTACGAGGCAAGCAAGGGCAGCGAGTACCACGTAGTGGCATCGTACGCTACAAGCAACACAGCGGTCTTTGCAGCGATATCCAGCGAGGCATCGCCGGCCAGTGCGTTGATCGCATCGCCCGACGCCGGGAAGATCGGGAGCACCGCGTTAGCGGAGTCCTCGTTCTTGATCAAGCACATCGCACCAGCGGCCGCGGCGGGCAGCAATACTGCCTTGGTCGCGTCCGCGGCAGTCACAAGGGTGAATCCCTCGGCGACTGCCGCCGCATCGCCCTGTCCCGATCCTGTGGCCGCTACGGTCGCTGAAGCGAGCCGCAAAAGACCTGTGGCGCCCAACGCGAGCGGACCGGATACAGCCACCTCTTCGTACGAGTTGCCATCAGCAACCAGCAGAGAGCCAGCTGCGTACGCCGTGGCGCCAACGTCCGAAAGGTTGGCGAGTGCGAGGCTCTCGGTGGAGATCGCTACCGAACTCCTGAGAAGTACCCTGACCTTCTCGGATGCCGAGATCGCAGCCACGAGCACAACGCCCATGAACGTATTGCCCGAGCCCGTAGCAGTGATGCAACCGGTGCCAGCGGTTCCCTCGTAGGGATCGCCATCGGCGTCCCAGAAGATCTCCGCACCGACCGTGGCCAGTGCTTCCTCGGCTTTGACAACATCGAATACACCATCAATCGACAGTGCTCCGAGTGCGGCTGCTGCGATATCCAGATTGGCGATGCCAACCAGGTTATCTTGTACCACGACCTGCCCCGCTTCCACAGCGACGCCCGGCGTGTAATCGATGTTCTGTCCCATTGCGACTCGTTTACCCTGATATGTCTGGGCCATTTTTGTATCTCCTGCTTACGCTTTTTGGGTTATCGCCTGGCGGTCACTCTCGACCGCCAGGCGGATTGACGGCTTACGGGTTCGGCTTATGCACCTTCCTGCCAGTTGGCAGCACGGTAATCCTGGAACGCCACGCCGAAGTCGAAGTAACCGCGGAACGCCACGCCGAGCTTGTCGAACGAGACCTCGCCGCGTTCGATCGTCGGTGTACGCTTGCCCTGGAGATAAACGATCTGGAGGGCTGCGATGTCCTGCGGGTTCCCGAACAGATACCAGCCGGTTGTCGTCGCGTTCGAGTTGAACGTAGTGTTCGACAGGAACGGACTGGATACCGGGCGGTACAATCCGGCGTGAGGATTGTTCGCGGGCTTAGGCTTGTTCGTCGTGGTGGTCTCGTTGACGCGGGTCTCGTTGAACAACTGTTGAGCCACGACCTTCAGTGCCGGCGGGACCAAGAGGATATTCGGCACGATCACAATCGGATCGCCGTTCTCGTCGGTCTGATTCTCGAACTGAGCGACGGCCGCGGTCAGAGCACTGATCTGCAATGCGGTGCCCGCACCGCTCAGTGTATTAGCGTGGGCGGATGAGAAGAAACTGCCTGTGTTATTCAGCAGAACAGTGAACCCGGCCCGCTCTTTGGCCAGTGCGGCTTGACGCCCGAGGATCTCGGGGATACGCATGAACGCACCCAGGTCATCATTGATCATCACCTCTCGGGTGAGTGCGATGATCGCACCCTGGGTCTGGGCCTGGTTGGTGTACTGAGTATCCTGGAGGCTGATGTTCTTCAGCTCGCCATCGGGACCGACCTCAGTGAACTGGCCGTCTGCGGTCAGCGAGTAGCTCTGCATCTGCTTGAAGTCGGGGACCGACTGACTCGATGAGATCTGGTCGAGTGCGGACGTTACGCTCTGGTACGCCTTCAGCAGAACCTTGTTCGCCACGTTGTTCAGTAGTCCGGTGAAACTCTGAGTCGAGAACGCACCTTCCATCTGCCGCTTGTCGGCTTGGAGCACCGCTCGGATCGTATCGTCGGTGATCGCTCCGGGTCGAGCGGACATACCGGCTGATGCGAGGCTCGCAAAGATCAGAGCCGAGAGTCCGAATCCGCGGAAGTCGCGGGTGAGTGCGGCGTTCATTACCTTCTCGCCGTACGACTTGCCGATGTCGTCCTCTTGCAGCCCGCCGGTCAAGCACATCGAGGCTTCCATAACGCTCGCGGGGCTCGGGCCGTCCTTGCCCAGGTTGATCGCGGGCATACGGAAACCGGCTTCCAGTTCTTTGGCCTTGACCGCGTTCGCGACCATGCCGCGTACAACCTCGACATCGAGGTTATCTTTGATGGCACATGCTTTGATCTCGTCATGGTCCGAACCGCAGATCGCGTTGATCTGAGTATCACGTTCCATGCGATCGAGGCGGGCCAGTATCTCCGTATTCGGCTCGGCGGGGGGAGTCTCGGGCGGTGTGGCTTTGATCGGCGGCGTTCCGCCAGCTTCGGCGGCGACGTCAGCCGTCCACCTGGCCGTAAGGTACGAGAGCTGCGTTTCGTTACCAGCGACGATATCGACATCGAAACCGTTGGCGATGAGCCACTTTTTCAGTTCGGGGTTCATTTTTGAATCTCCTGTGTTTTTCTCTGGCGTCTTTGACGCCGCTACGTTAGCCGACGTATCTGAGTCGGCGCCAATGACTACGAAAGATGTCTCACGCAATGTGCTCGTGCGAGCGATGTGCATGGGACCGTTAAAAGTTTGACCGTTGGCGGATGCCTTCTTGCCCGCCTCGACGAATTCGATTGTGTCAGCGACAGCACCAATACTCGCTTGCCACTTCATGCCGGCGGCACTGAGCTTCGCGATCTTATCAGCCATCGGGGTTGTGCCCGCGGCGAACACCTGGCCGGAGATCCGGAGGTTCGTACCCTCGATCTCGATCTTGTCAGCGATGCCCGCTGCCCAATCGGGATCGTTGGTGTGGTTGCCGAGCATCGTCATAGGAGCCTTGAACGCCAGCCCCTCCAGGTCAACGACCACGGGATAGAACCATCCGGCGAGCTTCATGGGTCCGCCGGTGTAGGCGGTCATCGAGAAACTCTTTGGCTTCGCGGGATCCGGCTTGCCATCGTCGCCGGCCGCTGCGGTGATATCGACATCGGCCGCGAATCCCATCGCCAGATCGTCAGGCGTCTTCGGGTCCTGAGCTTCAATGAGTTTCCCAACGGGTAACCGTTTAAATGGGTTCCTGAATTTTATCATGATGGCTCTTTCTCTTCTTCGATAAAGATGCTTATCGGGTTCTCTTTGGTCACGATCGCGATAGCTTCCTCGGGAGTCAGATCGTATTCGCTGGCCAGGTCCTTGGCCGTCTGAACCTCTTGGAGTTTCTCGCGGATGCCCTGCTCTTGCTGCGGTTCCCAATCCCGACCCTTGCCGGCCTGGATCTCTGCGAGGTTCGTGGAGCCGTTCGACAGGTCGATTTTCTCGCTCGTCGATTGCTTGGTGGGATCAACGGGCTTCCGGCCATCCCAGAAATACTGATGCTTCAGATCGTCCTCGCGACCACGCCACTCGGCGAACTCGGGGAGTAATGCTAGCTGGCTGATGAATACATCGTACATCCGATCGACAACAATGATCTCGCTGTCGTCGCGTTCGACGTCAACGAAGTCGCGGAAGATCGTGCCGTCGAGTTTTCCCGACGCCATGTTGTACCCGCCGGAGTTCCCGATCGCGATATTCAAAGGCATCTCCAAGCATCTGGCGACCTCGTTGAGAATACTCTTGGTGAACTCGTCGTACACCGTAGTAGGTTGCTCGGCCTTCATCTGGTTGGCGGTCCAGCCCTCTGGCAAGAATGTACCCATCCGGCGAGCGAGTTCCATCTCGCCGAACTCGCTGGCTTCAGGGACCTCCGTGGCCGTAGCGTCTTGCCCCAGGAGAGTCGTCGAGAACAAGACCGCGTAATCCGCTGCGGTCTCCGCTGCGTCCACTACAGCCAGTGCATGGCGCCGGAGCATCCCGAACAGGGGGAGTGCCGGCGTGATCTCTGGCGTAGCTCTGTGTAAACCGGCACGATCCTCTCGCTGCCAGTGGATTATTTGCCGGGCCGCGATCCTCCGCGACGAGAGTCCTAGATCAAGCGATTCGCTGCCCGGGTGAGATTGCAGGATATGGAAGTATGTCTCGTTGCCGAAAGAATCGTACTCGATTCCATCGACGATCTCGTTATTACTCAGTACCGCCTCATACGATCGCTCGGGGCTCCCGACCTGATCGGCTTCAATCAATCGGAGGTCCACGTTGATCGGGCCACTGAGCCCCTTGTTTATTCCAATGATACCGAACGCCTCGCCATCCGAGAGTCGTGATTTTCTCATGGTCCGGAGCTTCGAACCGAATCGAATCTTGCGAGACCATTTGATCCACTCCAATTCGGCGAGTCGGTTCAGTGTCCGGTTCGTTTCGTTCATCTGCAATCGGGGACCCTTGCCGATGATCGACTTGGCGAGGGTCAGAGACATCCCCTTAGCCCACGAGTTATTGTCTACCTCGTACCTGGCCCTGGAGCGGAGAACCGCTCGGACCTCGGGGGAGTTACTGGCGTTCGCCGAGAGTGCGTCAGCGTTCACGTAGTACCGTCGATTGTTGGCGGTGGTCTGTGCGGCGTCGTACCGAGCCCGGACAGGCAGAGAAGCAGTGCGGCGTACGCTTGTGGGCTTTGCAGCCTTTGTAGCCTTTTTAGATTTTGAGACCGCTTTGCTCATGTGGTGCCCGGTGGTACGAGTTTAACATTCGTCAACATGCCCGCGGGGTTGCCCCTCGCGGCTTTGTTGATCTGATACTTGTCCATCTCAATCAAATCGGATAGCGAGTGGGCTTCCGCTGACGTATTATCAGAGACCACCCGCTTCGGGGCTGTAGCCGCCGCGGCGAGTGCTGCGTCTGAATCTGTTGATGCTGTTGCCATAATTGCAGGGGAGGGATTTGAACCCTCGACCTTCGGGGTATGAGCCCAACGAGCTGACCAGACTGCTCTACCCTGCGGGATACCGTTGTGTTTGTGTTATCGACCCATGATTCTGATTCCTGATACTCGGCGATTCATATGCTTCAGTACACAAGTATTGGAACCATGTGGCTGGCCAGTCAATAGGGAAATGGGAGAATTGGGGCGATGTGCGTATTTTGTTACGCATGTGTAACAAAGGGAATAAAAAAACGCCACCCGTGAGGGCGGCGTCCATGTGTGCGGCGTGAATATGTTTTACTCTACGGGTTCGATACGGATCCGCCATCCGAGCACTTTCAGGGCTCGCTCGACGGTATCGATACTCGGTGAGTGCCGATCAGCTTCGAGGTCCCGCCAGGAGCCCTCGGAGATCCCGCAGCGATCGGCACACGCTCGCTGCGTATAGCTTTTATGCTCAGTATTAGTAAGGTAATTTTTCTGTTGAATGTCGCGACGGATATGTTTTATCGTAGCTCCGATTTTCATACTTCCAATCCTTCCGCACTGATATCCATATCGCCGTTCATCTGGCGACCTTCAGGTTTCTCGTGCTTTGATTTTTCGAGCCTGATTATCTCCAGGATCTCGACGGCAGCCTTTTCGACATGGCACGCTTTTATCTCGGCGATCCGCTGGTGTGACTTCGCGTGCGTATAGCACATATTAATGTTGGGTTGTAATTGATTTTCCATCGCACTGCCAGTGTCGAGGGCATCATCGACAGCACAATCAAAAGCATTCTTGGCGTATCTTGCAGCCGAATATATTCGCTCTGATATCCTTGTCACGGCGATCATCGTGGATACTGTTTCGGGAATCGTATCGGCATCCCTGACCTGAGCAGCTTTGCGAGATTCCCGCACTTGATGCACGCTCGCCGCATGGAATCGCAGATCGCCTACAAACATATTCACGGATGCATACGCCTCTCTCAACTCACTCGCCGCTGCGATCGCCGCCGTCGCGGTATCCTGGTAGACCTTGTACACATCGTCGGCGGTCAAGGGTCCTGCCTTAGCGGGGAGCCCTACGATACCCCACTGATCGAACTGATCGATGGGCAGCTTGATCGAGTTGCCTGATATACAGCTTCGTATTTTCCACTCGTATCCATACGGCCGCAAGGTCCAGGACCCCGCTTGATGATTGCTACCGATCTTCTGTATCGTCATTCCGTCGCGTGCGATCTTCGCTGTCAATATATTCATCTTCATATTCATCTCTGTGACTCCTTGTTACGGCCGGCCAGCATTCTGGCTCGGACCTTGTTCCAATATCCAATAGTTGATTCTTTGCTATCGCCCCGTGGTCCGCCGTTGTGCACGCGGGCCAGCGTTGAGTACTCCAGCGCGTGCAGGGCGCCCGGGCAGTACCTCGCCCAGTATCGGAGCATCACGGATTCTGATGCTCGCTTGTCCCACACACCGGAGTCGTAATCCGTACCACCGCCGTCGATCCAATACGATCGGCATATCTGGTATGGCCCGCGGCGAGTACCGTTGTCGCCGATCGCCCTGAGATCACCTCCGCTCTCGACGTGCACGAGGGCATCCATGAACTCACGGAACGAGTAGGGAACGGGGATCTCGGGTTGCTCCGTGCGGTGCCCGGTCGCCTGTGGTGCTGCGGGTTCGTGAGTGACGTACACAGGTGTACGCACGAGAATATGAGCGATTAGAACGATGATCACAAACGGGATTATCATACGGATCATGATGGGGTTCCTTGTCATGAGGGTTTACAGCCATGTTTTGCAAACGCTGGCCAGTAGAGCAGCGAGAACCGCAGCGGCTTTGTCAGCTTCCTTCTGACACAGATCACTATGCACGATTCCCTCTCGCCATCCGGATGTCGTGTACCGCCCATCGTTCCATGATTCATACCGGCCGCTGATCCTGTAGTCAGTACCCAACGGGCTATCATTGACGCTATCAAATACATCAGTCCATATACGGTGTTTGCGAGTATCATGTAACCGTCGAGCCTTGCTCTCCGGGAGCCCCGCGTCAATCAGGGCCTCGACCAGTATCTCGCGGTTCACTTCGTGGTTTACGCAGATCGTAATCATGGGTTGGGTTCCTTGTGTTATGAAGCTATTTTTGCGTTGCGATGTCCGGCGTCGTATGCAAGACCCAATGCCTTTTCGATATTCCAGACCGATTGGGCGGAAAAGTCGAGAAGGTTGAGCGTCGTCGTGGCGATAGCTGCGATCGCCATGTTCTTTACTCCGCGGGCTGCGATGGAGGCTCCACCAGCTTCACGGTTGTAATCGTCTTCAAGTCGCGAGCGGCCTTTGCCGTCGCCGCCGCCGAGGAAGTCTACGATTTCAAGCAGGCTACTTGCTATCTTGGCAGCACTGCCAGCCTCGGCCCATGTTCCGTTGGGCTCGATGTCGCTGGCAGCGTGGTCTACCAGCATCAGTAGAGATTTAATGTCGCTCTTGCTTGCGGCGATGCTGGCGGCGGCGTTTACTTTGCTGTTGTCGTTAGTTGCCATGTCGTTGATTCCTGTGAGTGGTGTTTCTGTCGCCCGGCCCGATTCGCTCGGGCCGGGCTTTTGGTGGTTAGTTGTTATCGGATAACGTCAAGGCAGCATCCGTTGCCGTTCTCAACCCAGACGAGAACGAACAGTTCGTTGTCGGAGTTGATAACCGAAAACTTGTCGTCAACGAAATCCATATCGCCGGGAACGGTGCGGGCCAGTTCTTCGACGGCCTCACGCGGAGAAACGTCGGACTCTTCGAACTTGTCAGCTTCAACGTCTATCCAGTCCGTCTGAACCGCCGAGCGGGCGACAACAAATTTGCGGCTCTTGCTATAGGTGCAGGTGATAACCAGACCGTCGCCGTTCGATAGCGTGAGTTCGTCAGACAGCATTTGATTAACGTGTGCGTTGATAGTTTTCATGGTGTTGCCTTTCAAGTTCGTGTTGTTCGTTGTGTTCTTCATCTACTAAGAGTATCGTCTATTCACGCTCTATTGTCCAGAGAATAACCCCGCTTATTCACGACTAAATTAGCGACCGCCATAAACCCCACGAACCACAAGACTTGTAAGAAAAGTTTTTTCTAAGATTCTTTCGATTCGATCTTGTTCCCTGGACGAGTTTCGTACGTGGAGAACTCCCGGCCGCAATTCCGACATATCCGCCTGCGGATTACTCGCCCCTTCGCACGCTTCCGCGTGTACTTGGTCTCGTGGTGCTTGCACCCGCAGTCCGGGCACCCGATACCATAATCATATTCGTTGATATTCTTACTCATCGTCGTCGGTTCCTTGCTGCGGCTAGTGACATTTTCTTTCGTTTGGGTCTGGCGTTGTTCTCCGGGTGCACTGATCCCGCGAGTTTGACTCCGCACTTCGAGGCGGCGACAGCACACCCCACGGTACAATCGCCCCAGTGATTTTCCGCGTGCGGCGGTGCGTCCCACTCCGATACCTTCTGATCCTTGGCCTCGACCTCGGTACACTTCTCACAGGCCAGGTGCTCCAGGTACATCTCGTGTTCCGCCCCCGCGTTCGGTGTGCCCCGGTCTCCGAAGAACGTCAGCGAGCCGCGATCGCCGATAGCGGTCTTCAGGCGTACCGCCGTGAACGTCTTCCAGAAATTTGTATCGATCAGCATGTACCGGACCTGCCTCTTGCTCTTGGGGCTCGGTATCTTCCATCGGAGTCCCCGCATCTCGGCTTTCTGCTGCTTGATCTCGTTGAACGGTTTACTCTTGGCGCCGTAGTACTTGCCGAACGCGGGCATGATCCTCGCCGAGTGCCTCGACTGTCGGCAGAACTGGAACACGATATCAGTAGACTCGCCCCACGCAGCATCATACATGCCCAGCGATACCTGGAGCCTCGCCCCATCCTCCCGCCTCCACGTCTTATCCATAATCTCATCAGTGAACTTCTCAAGAGCATTATACAACCGGCCCTCGAACCCCGCCCCGGGCTTCGCTCTCGCATAAGTTTGTTTCGCGGTCCCCGCAGTGAACCGCTTACTCTTCTGCCTGGGCCACGTTCCGTAGTCAATAACGTACCCGGTGAAATCCTGAGCCCATGCTATCACCACGTAATACAATAGCCGTCCCTGGATATCGGTATACGTCGTGATCGTCTGTGCGTCGAGCGGGACTTGGTTCCGCTTGTACCCGTTGGTACGCATAGCCAGATCCTTGACGTTCAGATCGTGATCGCTCGCCTCCGGGAGTATCGGATCGTTCTGATACTCGCACGCGAAGATCTCCAGACCGTCACGCTTGGCGATCACGTTGAACGCTGACTGTATCGCCGACGCCTCGATCTCCGTACCGTCCGGTAGTACGTTCTTGGTCTCGGTCATCGGCGGGATAACAACGTGCCGGCCAGCGTACGCATTCGGCAGCGTGCACACCGCACCCGCGTCCATCTTTTTCCGGTTCTTCAGATAGAACTTGTGAGCACGGCGAGCATACCGATCGCCGCCCCGCTGATCCTCTTGCCGCATCGCGATGTACTTGTCCCACAGATCCATACGCTTGGGCATGCTGGCCAGGTATTGGTACCGCCGCCCCATCCACTCCGGTCGCGGCTCGCGATCAGTGAACTCGTCGGCGATATCATCAGGCTCGATGATCGTGCACAGCATTATCATAGCGAGGTTAGTGTATTGGCTTCCGAGTTCGCCGAGAGCCTTACCTATTATCTTCCGCCGCTTGTTCCTCATCACGAGACTCGACGCAGCATCATCACCCTGGGGGTCATCGATGATAACCCGATCGGGTCGCCCTACCTCGTCGAGTACCCCGCGTACGCCCGACTCCATACCGGCCACGGTCAACCGGCATCCCGATGATGGCGTGAGCTTGCCTGTCTTCTCATCGCGTATCTTAGGCAATGCGATCTGCGTAGTGGTCCACCGTATATCAGTGAGTTCGCCGTTGCACATCTGGGATGTCTGGCGTTGCGGCTTGCCCTCCAGGCAGCGGATCGGAAAGCACACCTCGGGGAAATCCTCAAGCAGCAGATCGTTTGTCTCGTACGCTCGCTTGATCAGGGCCAGGCGGTCTATGGCGAGATCCTTATTCTCGCAAGCGTACACATCGGACTTGACGAACCCGTAGACTTGAGCACGGATGATTGAGATAATGGCACACGTTGTTTTTCCGCCAGAGCGGGGAGCTGCGATCGCGACCGCCCCGCCGTGCATCGCTACCTCATCGAAGTCGCCGAGGATCTCGCGGTGCATACCCTCGATCGGCATGAACGTGCCGTACGGAACATGGCTGAAATACGTCTTGGCGAATAGCTCTGGATCAGCCTTGCACGCCTCACGCCTCGCGGGGTCAGTTACCTCGGGGATGTCCCCGATATCCGCGACGGCCTTGGATTGCTCGCGAGACTTTCGAGCCATGCGTTCCCGGTTAGCCTGGCCGGCGTCCGAGACTGATTCATTTTTGGATGAGGCTTTAGCCAATCGGATTCGCCCCCGCGTGCCCGTCGATCAATACCGTATTGCATTCCATCATCTTCGGAGGATTCCCGCACACGCTTTCGGGCTCAAAAAGTACTGCCGCGGGATTGGTCCGATCTGAAGTACGTCCGCTAACGACGAACACACGCCGCCGACGTTGAGCCACTCCGAAGTATTGAGCGTCGAGTACCCGCCATGCTGCGGAGCGGCAGGGTCCAATAACCATACCCGCGACAGGGAACCTTCCGCCGTCCAGCCAGGATTCAACGGGTCGCGTGTCTCCCACCAATCCAGCGAGGAAGCAACCGAAAGCATTGTCTTTGGTATTAAGGACTCCTGGGACATTTTCCCAAACAGCCCACCGGGGATCGAGTTCATGGCATAGCTCCGTATAAGTCAGTGAAAGATTGCCCCGCTCGTCGGCCAGTGATTCGCGATTGCCGGCAACGCTGAATGCCTGGCACGGCGTGCCGCCAACGAATACATCTATCTCAGCGATCGCCTTGGCTCGAGCCGCGAAGTCACGAGCGGACATATCCCCTAGATTCGGCACGTCGGGATGATGAGCCTTCAGGATCTCGCAAGGGAATTTGTCGATCTCGGAGAACCACGCAGGGCGCCAGCCGAGAGTACTCCAGGCTTCGCTTGCGGCTTCGATGCCGGAGCATACAGATCCGTATATCATGCCGATTTTCCAATCGTTCTATTCTGATATATAACCATATTCATATCTAGCCTCAACCCAAGAAAGAAAGAGAGTTAATACAATCGACTAGTTCCGCAGGCCTACAACGCGAACAAACCTTGTAGGAGTACCTTCGAGATTTTTCTCTAAACAGGCTCTCTGCTGCTAACATATTCAGTTTCTATCACAATGTTCTGTTTTGATTGAGTAGCCGCTCTCAGGGCAGCATGGAACGACTGGTGATGCTTGTCACAGAGCCATCGAACATCCAGAGGCTTATCGTAATCATCATGATGAGCATTGATGGCCAGCTTCTTGCCACACTCTTCGCACGGTTGCGGCTTCAGTTCACCTGATGCGATAGCCAAAGCACACAGCATCCTGGCCCTACTGGCCTTTAGGTTCTTCTCTCTGTACTTTTTGTGATACGATATATACCACAATCTATTCCGTGCGTAGTCATCTCTCTTCATCTGCTTTCTTTTCTCATGATCAGACATGTAGCTATCGGAATGATGTTTGGAATCACATGCCTTGCACCTGTTCATCAAGCCATCATTCCTGTAACGATCTCGATAGAACTCGCCGACAGGTTTAATCTCTTTGCAACGACCGCACGTTTTCACATCTGACATGATAGATCTCCATTAAAAAGGTCTGTTATCGGCAACACGTTTGTAATGGCCAGACTGTTCTTGACGAACAAAATGGTTACGTGTTGCCGACAACAGACCTTTGTTAATTTTATCCTGACCATTACGCCTACACTCTATGATCTTTGTTAATGCGTGTCAATACAGTGCTCATTGTCCTGTTCCCGTTTGTATGGCGATGATCCACATGATCCAGACCATCAGCCACATGCCACCGATTAGTATTGTCAGTACGATACTCCAGATCACAGCCGCATCCCATGGCGGGCCGATATCCTCAAGCCACTCAGCGAACCTGTTGATGGTCTCCCAGAACCGTTTCTTCATGATTGATCCTTCATACTCTGTACTGCCTTGGCCGCAGCAAGGGCCACGGCTCGTTGGGCGGTGTCCTGCTTGGTCCATGTCCTGAACGATAAGGTTATTCGGTCAATCGCCTTCGCCTCATATCCTGCCTTGATTGCAGGATTAACGCAAATCAGATAATCCTTCTCCCGCATAGCCTCGATCAGCCTCAGCATGTGATAGGCGTTATTTAGAGGGTCCCATACACCCTCAAACGGGGCGAATGCCTTACCCTCAAACCACTCATCAGCGTAATATTCTGTTCCATTGCCTAATGTCCACCCCATAACCTCCACAGCAAGGAACCGCGTTAGCTGCTCGTCGTTCATGTCTTCGGGTTTATCGCTCATTCCGCACCGTCCTTATCCTCGACCACCTCTTCCGCCGGCGTCACATCCGTCGCCCACTTCTCCATGAGCACCGCCGTCGGTCCCTGTCGCCTGAATACCCACCTCAGTGCTCTGAAGATCCACATGCTTTCGTATCGCCAAAGGGCCTTGGTCACGTCGAGGCTCTGCACGACCGACTTGACGTACTCGGTGTACAATTCCGCCCTGGCGGTCCTTGACCCCGATAGCATGCCTTGGAGCTTCGTGTTCAGGCGTTCAAGTTCTTGGTTTCGGATGTTAGTTTTCTTGCTGCTCATGCTCATGTTCCTTGTTCTAGTCGTTGAATAAGTATCTCTACTCGCGGGTGTACCCGATCGAGTTCGAATCGTGTTGGTTGGTGGGTCAGTACGTCGTACGAGTCGTTTGTGAGTATCCCAGCGTCCACTATGCCATCGTACGCCGCCTTCATCGCCGCCTCAGCGTTCCTGATGTCTCGGCACCGCCGATCGGGCCAGTAGAACACGAGAGTCGCTTGAGCCCGTCCCCATGGGCCAGTGGCGACCCGCTCGTTCAGGGCGATCGCCCATGCGGTCTGGCGATATCGCTTGGTGATCCGAGCTTTGGCCAATCGGCTACCTCGACTCCCGCAGGGCTTGTTCGGTGACAGCTTCTTGTCGGGCAGCGGGAGCACCAGAGTAACGGATTCGATGATTTTGGGTTTTGTCATGGGGTCAGCCGTTCGTTCATAGCGTCACTTTCAGTTTGGCTCGGGCCGATTCACATCGCCTGTAGATCCAGCCCATGCCCTCGGAGTCGTCATCTGCAACCTGATTCTCACCACAGGCCACCTCTCGGATCGCTAAGACGGCATCTATGGCGATCGCGAGTTCCTGTCTCAGCTTCTCGATCTCGCTGACAGCCCACTTGACCGCCTTGTCGTCATTGCCCATCACGTCCTTGGCTCGTGCTCTCAGAATCTTCTCTTCTACGCTCATGAATTTCATTTTAATATCCCTTTATTCCTATGGGTTTAGTATGGCTTTTCGGCTTGTGAAGTATACAACTATTCAACAACTATTTAGTTTATATAAGTATATATATAATAAGTATATATAATATATAATATATAATAACACACTCTTTTTCCCCCCTATTTATTTCTGACACATTTTTCATTCCCCCCAATTCTCTCCAGAAATAAATAGGGGGGCGGGAACTTGCGTGTTATGCCTTGGTTTCTGTTGTAACGCTTCATACTGTAACGCCTTACTGTTATCTAATACGTGTCAAAATGGCTTACAACTCTAATGCGTAGTATTCGGCACGATCTATTTGGGAGCCAGGCTCGGAAAGCAGTAGATGATCGTTGACTTCGTGGCTCCCTGGGATATCATCGTGGCGAGCTGCTCGCCCTCGATCAGATCCTTTATCGCATCCTCGCGGGTCCGCCGGGGTACTCGTATCCGCCGGGTTATCATGCTCTTGGTGACCCGGCCTTTGTGCTTGCCGACCAGGGCCATTATCTTCGCCTTGGCTCGCTCGGTCTCGTTATCCGCCACATTGTCCGCCACTGATTGAATAAGTCGCTCTACGAGGAACGTGACGAGCTGTATAGCGTACTCGGCGTGCTGGGCATTGATAACCAGGTTCTCCACCCCCTCGCCGGCGGCAATCGTCAATGCGATCTTCCGAGCATTCTCGTACGCCCTGGACCACAGGCACGCAGCGGCCTGGTTGTTCGCCGATCGTGCATCCATACGGGTCTTGCGGGCGTGCCGCTGGAACGCCTGGAATATACGGGATGCACCCGAGTCCAGCTTGATAACCATCTGTTGAGCGATCAGGAACGGCAGCAGGTTCGCCCCAGGGACCTCGATTTTCTTCTTGATCCATTCTTGGACGATCATCACGAGATCGCCGGGCACATCGGTTACAACGTGCTCGCATGGCTCCGGGTCGGGCTCAGTCGATTGAAACACGAGCATCCGCCCCAAGAACCCATCGCGGACCTCGGCGGTCGTAATGCCCTCAAAGAACCGATCGGGAACCGTGGTCCCGTACAGGCATACGTTCGGTTGGTCTATGTCGATCCGCTCGCGTTCCCCGCCGTACTCCTTGCCGATGAACGTGGTCGAGGCACTGGAGAATAGCTTGGTGAGGGTCACGGGTATCGCCTTTTGGTATGTCGCCGCTTGTTTCGATGATGTGCTGGCCAGCAGGTGTCCAATCTCGTCGAGTTGGAATATTAGGGATGGCCGGCGTTCGACCGCGGAGAGGATCGCCGCGTCCGATGCGATATCCTCGCCGCCGAGTACGTCTTTATCGATACCCGCCATTTTGCATAGTTTCTTGATGCACTTGCGTGAGTGGTCCTTACCGCACCCTGAGTCGCCGACTCCCAGACAATACAGATTGGTTCGCAGATCTGATTCGTCGCGAACCTTCTGCCCGACTACGGCGCCCCAGAAGGCGAGAGCGTTGGCCAGGTTGAGGATCGGTTGAGGTACGTACGCTGTACCGTTCATCCACTCAACGAGGCGACCGACGTACCCGGGCGGCTTCAGGAGGTGCTCGGGCATGGTGGGGACCTGGACCGTCTCGCACTGTGGCTCGGGGTTATCAGGTTCGGCCGGGAGGTTACTGGGTAAGGTTACTTGGTTAGGGCCCTGTAGTATCGATTCAGCAACGGTCCTCCCGTGGGCTACCGCTGCCGTGGTGGGCTCTTGGAACCCTTGGGCGGCGATGAGCCACCCTCGCGGCTGATCGTGCTCCTGAGCCCGGGCCTGGGTCACCTTGCGGCGGAAGTCCTTGGATTCGGCCGGGATACTGAGATCCCACGGAGGCATGCACCTGGGGTTAAACTCGTTGGTGAGTAGTTGGATCGCTTGGTAATCAGGGAGATCGAACCCGTGCACGAGCACGGTTGCCGCTGCGTACAACGCCCCATGACCGCCTGAACCCTGTACTGCGGGCTCCATCTGTTGGATGTATGCTTGTGCTCGCTGCATCGCCTGATCGACCGGCACAGGCGTGCTGGGAGCCACCGGAGGCGGTTTGGGAACCACGGGGGTCTTGCGGGGCACAAGCCACTCGGGTATCGGTGCGAGCGGCGTATCGTGGGGGGAGAGCCATTTGTAGACCTCGCCCGATTCGTGCACGCTGGGAGCCACTACGATGTACCCGCCCTCGCCGCGGGTATCGATCCCCGGCGCCAGATCGCTCTGGGTATTGCGTACCTCGGATCGGGGTTCGAAACACAAGTGCATACCACCGCCGCCGGTCTTGGCGATCAGTGTTTGGGCCATCTTGGCGCCAGATCCGAGATTGGTATCTCTCAGATCGTTGAATGCCTGTATACCGTCGTGCTCCTTGGTATCCAGATCCACGACCACAAACGACCTGTCGCCGGTGGTGATCCCGATATTCGCATTGGGCCACTTACCCCACCATCCGCGAATCACGGTTTCGTCGATCGAGGCGTCTGTGAGCCCGTGCCGGGTCCTCGGGTGCTTGGCCTTGCTCTTGCATCCATCCCGACCACAAGAGCACTGGCCGGCGTGCATGTTGTGCAGAGGGAGTACCGGCCAGCCTCGGGTAGCGTATTGTAAAGCGGCTTCGGTGAGGGTCATGCCGTGGTATCGCCTTCCTGTTTGATCTCCGCGAGATGTTCCTCGACCTCTTGCCGGAATGCCCCTGGCTCGTAGCATTCCCAATCGGTGTAATCCCAATCGTGCGTAAGCGATTCGCATAGCGTGTGCATCCTGGCCGTGCATGGCCCATCGTCGCCTATACCTCGCCGAGCTACATGGATCTCGCCCTTGGCTATGAAGTGGTCACACAACACGCATCGGTATCGCTTGCGAGCTTTGGGTTTGGTGTCGTTTAAATGTGTCCAGCTCATCGTTTCACCTTTGGCCACGTATTCCAATTCCGAACCGCCTGGCCCCAGTCGAGGGTTCGTGTGGGCTTGCTCTGCCGGCCGCAATCGCCGCAGATGATTATAGACTGGTTTGGCGGTCCCGCGAGGTTAGTACTCCCGCAGTCGCAGGGATCCGCGAGCTTCATGGCCATCGCGTACGGGGAGTCGGAGTAGTCGGGGTTAGTCATTGGATTCTCTTTTCCTGATGCTTATCCTGAGTGAGCAAATCAGAAGGTTTATGAGAACGGTCGCCCCGCCAATCTGAACACCGAGTTTCCAGTTCCAACCACCGCCGAACCGGCCCCAGGCATTATCTTTGCTGCGATAACCGAACGCGAATTCGAGCCGCCCGATGCTCTTTTTGATAGTTATCTGTTTCATGATTAACCCTGACCCTTCTGTGCCGCTTCGCGTATCGCCTTCATGATATCCTTGATCGTGGTCCACGGGACGAAATCTCCAGACCGCACACCGGGCACCAATTCGAACTCGCCCATGTACGATCGCTTTGTGTATATCGATGGCGTCAGAGCTGCGGTATACCGATCCCGTTCCGCCTTCAGATCAGCGACCTGCCGCACGAGGCACTCGTACCCACCGAAGAAGTGCACGCCCTTACGGGGTCCATCTAGTACAACGATCGATCCGCTATCCAGGCACACGCCTTCTATCCCGCACTCGGGGCATACTTGGCTCATACCACACCTTCTTTCTCTACTGTCTCGGGTTTCGGTTTCTCGGCTTGTACGTCCCACTTCATTACGGCTCCCTGTATCTTCCAGTACTTGCCGTCCTTGCGTACTTGTATGCTCTTCGTGATCTCGGATAGATGCTGCCCGAGAAACAAGTTCTCCAGGGCTCCCGCTACGCTCGGCACGACAGCCTTTGATCCGAATCGACGTATCCACCACTGGCCAGCTTTTCGGCCGGCGTACCCCTCGTGATCGAGACATATCCATTCGTTGAACGTCCGGAGCCCGCATCGATAAGAGACCTTCAAGGAATCGGGGCTATCGAGTTTGAGGTGATTGTTGACGGATACCGTCGTGACCTCGTAGGACTCCGGCTTGCCCGATAATATGGAGTGCGTTGCCGCCTTCCGCCCGTGCAGCTTCCGCCCGTGCAGCTTCCGCTCGGCCTCAGCCGCCTCGGCCTCAGCCGCCTCGGCGATCTCAATCTTTTCCTTGGGTATACTCCATCCGCACGCCGGGCAGCGGCGTACCGCTCTGCTGAACGCCTCCTGGCATTCAGGGCAGAACTCGATAGCATTATTCCCCGCATCAATCGCATCAATCGGGCCATGGCGTTCGATGCAACCAGCGAAGTCAAGGACAAGGCAGTCTTCTTTTCGCTCGTCGATGCGGAGCCCTCGCCCGACCATCTGAACGTACAGCCCCTTTGATTCGGTGGGCTTGAGCAATCCAATGCAATCCAGGCGAGTGGCGTCGAATCCTTCGGTGAGCACGTTAACATTACATAATACACTTAGACCACCTCGTTTGAATTCGCGACAGATTCGATCGCGTACGGTTACGTGGGTCCCGCCAGTGAGTGCCGGTGCGTCTATCCCGTGCCTGGCGAACTCCCGAGATACGTGCTTGCAGTGCTCGACGCCAACACAGAACACGATCGTTGCGTTCCGTTCCTCTGTCCTGATTATTCTCACGAGTTCGGCTACAGCGTCGGCGACGATCCCGCCATGGTCAACAGCTTCCTGCAGTTCCCTGGGGATATACTCGCCGCCACGCTTGTGCACCTTGGATACATCCGGCGTATGCTGGCCAACCTTGGATCGTAACCGACACAGATATCCGTCGTCGATCAGATCCCGTACGTTCGCCTCGTAGCATATCTCGTTCAGCACATGGTTCTCGTGGCATATGTTTCCGACGCCCATCCGGTAGGGGGTCGCCGTCATACCCACGACGCGGAGTTTAGGGTTGTTGAGCTTGGCCTCCTCGATGAACCGCCGATACTTGCCTTCGGCTTTCGCGGGGATCCTGTGGGCCTCGTCAACGAATATCATGTCCCACGGATCGAAATCGGTTGCCCGCCTGAATACGCTATCAATGCTCGCGAATGTTATCGCGTTGTACATGTCTCGGCGGCGTAGGCCAGCCGAGTACACGCCTATGTCCGCACCCGGCCAGACCAGCGACATCTTGTCGGCGTTCTGATGCACGAGTTCCTTGGTGTGAGCGAGTACCGCACACCGGAACGTCGGGCACTGCTTACTCCATCCCTCGATCGCCCACGCCATGACCGGCGACTTACCCGAGCCCGTTGGGAGCACTACGCAGGGATTGGTATCGCTGTGACATATATGATGGTGCAGAGCCCGCAGTGCCGCCTCCTGGTAGGGCCTGGGAACCATCGTCGATCGTTGTGTGGCGAGTAGGTTCATTCTGTTTTATCGTCAAAGAGTCCAGCGGCTTTCTCTGCCATGTCCTGATATCGCGTTTCCGCCTTCTCACAGTTCTTGACGGCCTGGCGATAATAGCTCGGCTTCAGTTCGATACCGATACCCTTGCGGCCGTTCGACACAGCCCCGAACACTTCGGAGCCCACGCCCATGAACGGAGTCAACACAGCATCGCCGGGGTTAGTCCACATCTGACAGGCTCGATCGATAACGTCGAGTTGCAGCGGGTGAACGTGTCTCTCGTCTTTGTCATCGCGGCCCTCTTTGTACCGGCACACGTTGCCGAGCCGTATGTCATCCCAGAAGCACGAGGCGTACTGACGCCATACCCACTGGGAGTATTTGTTCTTGATCTGTTCGCCCTTGAACCCCTTGTACTCCAGGAGATCGCCGGGAACCTCTCGCTCGCCGGCGTAATGAGTGAATCCCTTCTCATGAATAACCGGCTCGGGGTTCTCACCACGCTTGCGGAACGGAATCAGGTAATCGGCACAAGCTACGTTGGCCAGTGTCGCATCGTCCACGATCGTCTTGTGAGTTAGAGCCTTGGCCATCGTCCGTAGTCGTACGCCGAACGGTTCTTTCCAGATGCATATCCTCGGAAGGTAATCGAACCCGAGTTCCTCGTGCAGTCGTATGATGTCGCCGGGAAAATCGGTGTGCCCCGAGATGTTCGCTCCAGCCTTCGGGATGTCCGTGCAGTGAACCGCCGAGATCCGGCCGGGCTTCAGTGCTCTGGCTATCTCCGCGACGATCACCGAGTAATGATCGAAGAACTCTTTGTAGGTCGAGGCGTTCGACAGGTCCCGGGGCGACGACGAGTATGTGTACAGTGCTCCGCCCGATGCGGTTGCGAACGGCGGGGAGTAGATGGCCAGCCCTATCGATTCGTCGGGGATCGTCGGCAGCACCTCGCACGAGTCGCCGTTGTACAATGCATAATCGTCGGTTATCGTTTGATCCATTACAGCCATGATACACCTTTCGTTTTCTTGTTGAATTCATAGTCTCGTTGTACACTGTTCGCGTCGTTCATTTGCTGCACGAGCGACTCGAACATGGCGGCGACCTGGGCGGATTTCCGCTTTAGGTTTTCGAGCACTCTGATCTCTCCCTCGGTTGAGAATATGTCAACCTTGACCTTTTTCTTCTGGCCGAACCGATAGCACCTGCGAACTGATTGGTAGTACTGTTCATAACTGTGCGACACGAATGTCGTCACGTTGCTGCAATGCTGCCAGTTCAAACCGAAACACCCGATCTTAGGCTTGATGATCAGTCGTTTGATCTTCTTATTCTGGAACGCGATCAGGGCCTCTTCTTTGGCGTCGATCGACATCGTACCCTTGACCTGGATCGAATCGGGAATAAGTTTCTCCAGCAAGTCGCCCTCGTCGTTAAGGTGACACCATGAGACTGTCGGCCCCTTGATCTTTGATACGTGATCAGCGACAGCTTGACATCGATCTTGGATAGTCGATCTTCGCTCGGCTCGCTGTTCGTTGAGATCCGTAGCGGGCATAGTGAACAAGAATCCATCTCGGACCGCTCCGGATTCGATCTTGTGTTCTGTTTCGATCAGGGGCGGGAGTTTGAAACCATCATCACTGTACCCCATATCCGATGGCTTGCGACAAGCCCGAGCCCATGAGCAAACCCACTGCCAGAACGGTGTCTCAGCGTGACCCCTGAACCTGTACTTCAGCCGCCCCCAGGCTACGTTGTATTGTTTGCTTGTGTCCTGTTTAAAGAACTTCGTTATCATATCCTGATTGCCGAGATACCCGAGGGCCTCCGAGGATGTGCCGAGTTCTATGAAATCGTTCGGCGCCGCTGTCGCCGTGCACAAGAGCCGATACTGACGCTTACGCGTGAACGCGGTTATCTCTTGTCGCCTCGTCGCCTTGGCGTGCTTGACGACCGATGATTCATCGCACACCACGCCGGCGAACTGGTTGGGATCGAAATGATGGAGCCGTTCGTAATTGGTTATCACGATCCCGCCCTTGTGCTTACCGTCCGACGACCTGGTTACTTGTATCCCGAACTTCTCACCCTCTTGCACGGTCTGGGGGGATACCGCCAGCGGCGACAGGATGAGTACGGGTTTATTGGTCTTGCGAACCACGTTCTCAGCCCACACCAATTGCATCGGGGTCTTGCCCAACCCGCAGTCAGCGAAGATCCCACCGCGACCCTTGCGTATCGCCCACTCCACGAGATCGGCCTGGAACGGGAATAGAAAATCCGGCATGTGGATCGGCTTGAATCCATCCATGGTATTAGCCTGGGATTTCTTTTTAATGAATGACCTGTATTGTCGATTGTTCATCTCTCGCCTTTCGTAAAACACAGGGATGCGGGTCAACTGTTTAAGGGCAACCCGCACCCCCTTGCATCTGCCTCATATGCCAGACGCACGCTCCCAGGGCGACGGTCAGCGGACATGACTCTACACCTTCCGCCGCCATGGGATACCGCTACAAGCGGCTTATTCTGCTTCCGAGTATTCGCCGGGTTCGTCGTCGGGTTCGTCGTCGGGATGCCCGCCAGTGAGTTCCGGCCGGCCGGGAACCGTATCGTCCTCGTCCATGATCCCCGAGAGTTCTTCGCAAGCATCATTATCCGCCGCTTGCTCCACCGTCGCCTCGGCGAACAACCTGTTGAATACGGTAATGAACTTTGCCTCGGCGGCTTCCGGTGACCGCATCGAGAACGCGAGCGGAGTCACGCCAGCGGGTTGTACTTTCCACGAGCGGCCGACGCCATCCGGGTGCATGAGTCGGCCAGCTTCGTCGTTCAGGAGCATATCGTCGATCTGCTTGAGTGCTGTTCCATCGTAGATCGGGACCCCCGGGCACAGTGCCTCCCATATAACGCGGTCGAAGTTCTCTTGGAGTGCCTCGATCACACCGGGGCAATGCACCTTGAGATACGCTTTCATCGGCGAACTCAGATCGCCGATGTACGCCTCGTGTGCGTCGTGCAGGAGTGCCGCGAGCTGGCCCTGAGCATCGTAGCTGAACCGCTTGGCCGCTATGGCCACGGCTATGCTGTGATCCGCTACGTTGTGCTGCGTGTGGCAGTGGCCGTTGAATCTGTTGATGTTCGCCAGGCTCGCCGCGATATCCTGGAGACATATCGTCTCGGGCTCGGGGTCGAGTAGCGATACCATACGGCCCATACGGGTCTCTACATAAATATTGTCTCTTTGATCCATTGCCTCAGTTCCTTTGTATTCAAACGTAGTAATGCAGCTCGCTCGCTGCTCTCGTGATTGCTGTATACCGCCATCGAACTGGATCCCATACGGAGCACTGTTCATCGAGAACAATGACCTTGGCCCATTCGCTGCCCTGGGATTTATGTGTGGTGATCCCGTAAGCGTAATCGGCCACAACCCGGTCGCGTACCTTGCGGAGCACATCGAATCCGATCTTTTGTTCGAGCCCGAAGTGACCTGGCCACAGATCCATCTTCCGCGATTGGCCGTCATCGCCGATCACCTTGGCTTCGATCCGATACTTGTCTTCTTTAATGATCTGATCCACTATGAACATCTGCCCATTGAATACGCCGAGTTCCCGGTTGTTCTGTAAGCATATTATCCGCTCGCCCTCGACCACGACGCTATCGCCGGCGTACCCGAGTTCATGGCGGATGAAGTTGTTGACCTGAACCCGCGTAGCGTTGTATCCGCAGAGCACCTGATCAGCCCACAGTAGATCATTGTTTGCAAGATACTTCGGGAGCACCTGGACGTCACGCCACTCGCCTCTTTGGATGTGACCGCCCTTCCGTATATGGTTGGCCAGCGTTATGATCTGCGACTCGGCGGCTTGCCTGTGGATCTCTTCGAGCACGATATCCGGATCGTGCATGAGCCTCGGATCGTTACCCACGGGTTCGAGCTGCCCGGGATCCCCGATCACGATGATCGGTAACCCGAACTGCTGCAGATCCTCCCAGAGCACATCGCTGACCATGGAGCCCTCGTCTATCAATATTGCCTTGGCGTGCAACGCGGGCTTCCGAACGAATGTTTCAAAGCGTTCATCGTAATCGTATATCGTGCGGTGGATCGTACGGGCGCCCTGTAGTCCCTTTTGGTGCAATACGTTCGCGGCCTTCCCGGTGAACGCACAGACCTCGACCGCCCCGGGCATACGAGCTACGATTTCCTTGGCGATCGTGGTCTTGCCGGTGCCCGCGTAACCGCCGATCCTGAACAGGGGATCACCCCGCTCGAATGCTTCGATCGCCTGGCTTACGGCGTGCTCCTGGGATTCTGTTAGTACGATGCTCATAATCCGGGATTTCTCCTGTTAAACTCGTCGAGCCTGGCGTCGTGTGCCTTCCAATCCGGATCGTCCTCGTGCGGCCGTACCCGAATGAACTCAGCGGCCAGAGCGTTCATTAATAGTTCGATCTCTCCGGCGGCTACCAGCGGGCCTGGGAGGAGCGTTAACTCCTGGCTCGTGTAGTGGCCCTCGGCAGTGTTCCTGCCTTGCCGCCAGGTCGCACCGTCAGCGTGGTTCTTGTACTCGGTCCAATCGCCGTTGACAGGATCGTACTCGGCTCCGATCGGTTCTGCGAAATTAATCAAGTCGGGTATGAACAGGTGATCGGTGCACGCGGTATCCTGCTGCTCGCGGCTCAGTGTGATACTGTACTTCGCACAACTCCACCGGCCAGTCGTCATATCCATCTCGGGCGTAGAGTGCACGCAGTTCCGACAGCCGACGACACACGATACAGCAGCGATCGGCGGTTCCGATCCGTGGCAGAGCATCTTGAACGAGCACGATCGGCATTGCCACGAGCCTCGCTCGTCGGATAGTTTTGCTGGCGGGACCGTCGCCGATACGATGATCTCGGCTCTGGCGTTCAGTGCGAGTGCTTGTTTCTTGTCGTACCTGATTCGCTCGGAGTACAGCTCGCCGGTTTTCCGGTTGACGGCCAGGTACAACGCACGCTTCATCTTGAAGAAATGCATATGAACCATGCACTCGGCATACCCCTCGGGGTCCGTCTTGAGAACGCCATCGCGGGCCAGCTTCTTGAACGCCTTGGCGTCGTGAGAGGCGTACTTGATTGCGTGCCACGCCATAGGAGCTTCTGGGATACCCCTGCAACATCCATCCATCTGCCCGCCGAAGTGGCCGGCGACAGCCGAGCACGTGAACGGGTGCCCTGTCTCAGGGTTCTCGTCGTGCACCTCGCAGCCAATCGCCGTGAGATCCAGCGATAGTCGCGACACGGCCAATCCGCCCGCCTTCCGAGATGCATATTCCAACCCGGTCACCGCACTTCGATCGCAGTGGCGAAAGGTATACCACAGAGCCCGGGAGCACTCCGTTCCGATACTTGATGCATCCATGCACTCTTGCCGGGCTGCGGATACTCCACGGGTCTTGTGGCTTTCGTAGATCGCTCGCACGGTTCTGCTGTCAGCCTGGATGTGTTCGGTTAGATTGCCCATATGTGTCATGTCTCAGTATCAGCTGTAATATAATGGACGTGCCGGGAGTCGAACCCGAGTCCCGGCACGCTTTCAATCAGACATCACACCGCTACCGCCGTAGGTCATGGCGGTTTACCTTACAGCCCGGCAACCTCCACCACTCGTTTTCCTGAAACGAGAAACTGTCCGATGTTGCCCCAGCATCTCCCATCGGAGTCGAAGGCTGGGGGAAAGCTGCTATGCAGCCTTCAGTAGTTGCGTGTTAGCAATTACAAATTCGGAGGGCTTTTATACTGGCCTGCCTTGCCATTCCAGTCGGTGTAGTCGTGACCGTCATTCGTCCGGTCGAAACCATTTCACGCCCGTATTCAGTTTTAAACTTCATCAGGCGTGAATCGAACCCGCGACATCACGGTTATCTTTTCGCTATCGCTACTTGGGCCGCGTGCTCTACCATCTGAGCTACCGATGAACCGCCGGTCTCTCCCGGCTGTCACTCGCATTGTCGGGCTTCTTGCACAGGCAAGTTCGCACAAGCATACCGTGCCCGCTTGATCCGACGCTTCGCCTGAACCACGTCGGGGTCCATGTTCTTCTCAGGAGGACAAGTTCGTGTGCTGGCGTGGCCATCGCTTCCTTGACAGTCCTGATTTTTGCATGGCCGGAAACAACCCAGACTGCACGCCAGCACGTTACGATCAATCGAGCCAGCGAGGATGTCTCGAAATAGGCGGAACTAATTGAACGTCCCATAACCCGGACCAGGACCTACTTGAACTCAGGACTCGCGAATCCATGAATCCCTTTCGTACGAAGACGAGACATCCACGCCAGCGATCTACTGCATCCACGTCGGCGTAGCCGCGTCAGCATCGGTCGCCGGCGGTGCGGGCTCGGGAGTAGGCGTAGCGGGTGCTACAGGCGCCGCGGCCGGTGCCGCGACCGGTGCCGGAGCCGGTGCGGGTTGAGGTGCTGCGGCGGGCGCCGCCTGTGGTGCGGGAGCCGGAGCGGGAGCCGGAGCGGCTGCAGATACCGCTGCCGGTGCTCCGAGTTGTTTCGGAGGATCGCTCAGGGGTCTGTAGTCGCCGACGCTGTTGCTGGCATCGTATCCGTCTTTCGCGGGCTTCGGCTTCACGCGGATATAGCACGGGAGGTTATGCCACTGGCTGGTATCCTGCGGCATCATGAACCCTGTGGCGTGGCATATCGCGGAGGTCTGAGCATCGCCCATCGCCTGAGTGTTCGGGTTCGTGTTCTTCAGGTTCACGAAATCATATACCTGGCGACCCTTGTGCGGGCCGTCAGTGATCTGCCAAGTGAGCTTGGCTCCGGAGCCCTTGCCTTTTTTCCCGTCCACCGCAACGATCTCTGATTTGATCATCATGGCGGGTTGCCACGATGTCGGGATCGGCTCGAACGCTTTCTTCGGTGCGACCTTGTTGGCGTCGAACTGACCGCCCATGTTTCCTTGTACTTGTGACATACTACGATCTCCTGTGGTCTGTTGGGTTAGTTGCTAAGTGAATACTACTCGACCGCGGCCGGCGGGTTCTTCTCCGCTGCGATCTGTGCTTTGATCGCCGCCGCGTACGCTGGCCAGTTGAGCGGGAGTTCATCGGGGAGCCGACCGTACACGCCTCGACCGCCGCCAGGGTGAGCGGGTGTCTTGCGTGTGAACAGGAACCGATCGCCGCCGCCCATGTCAACGCCGATCCCCTTTTCTTTGCCGAACCCTAAAGCCTCTTTCGTGACGATCGTCTTGTAGTTGCAGAACACGATACTATCGGCCCACCTGGAGAGCTGTGCCGCCGCCTTCTTGTGGATGTCGAACAGGAACGTATCGAAGGCCTCGAGCGGCGGTTCGTTGACCTTGCCGATCTCAACGTGGCCGATGAGTATGACTGTCATGTTCCGATCGTTACGGAGAGCATCGAGCCAGTCGGTGAGGATACGCCACTCGGTGAGTGCTTCCTTGTACCCCTTGGAGAATCCTTCCAGAACCTCTTCGATGTTCGTGACGCCGTGGCGTGCACATGTCGCCGCCCAGATCAGGGGCTCCAGGGTACTCATCGAATCGATCACGACGGTCTCGAATTTGTGTTTTTCGTGGTAGAGGTATCCGAGCCATCCGAGCACGTCGGCGAATGTCTCGCATACCGGCGAGTGCTTGACGTTGAGATCGTCAATACCCTCTTCGCCCTTGATCGGGAGAAAGAACGGGTTCGGGGCTCCCGCGGCGAAACTGGATTTGCCGACCTTCTCGACGCCTATGTCGATTATCCGTGGCGCCCGGATTCGCTTGCCGCTCATGATCTGATCTAACGTATACATACGCACATCCCTTCGGTTTGGGTTTCGGTTGATTATTGAACTTGCTGGAATCGCTTCTCGATGAACTCGGCGAACGGCTGGCCAGTGGCTCTCGCGACGATCGCATCCTCAGTGAAGTAGTTGGACGATGCGAGGTGCCGTGCCGCTGCGTCGATGTCCGCTCGTCGCCAGAGATACTTGTACCCCTTGCCACCGCCGCCGTTGGGAGTGACGATACGCTTCTCGGCGATGTACTTTAGCTGATGATGATTGACGTTCAATCCACGGAGCCTCAGCTCGTTCGCGGCGTCACGGGTGCTCACCGGGTAAACTTGTAGCGACGGAAGATCAGGGATGTGGCCAGCGGCCACGGCTTCCTTAAATTGCTTTCTTGAGAGGTAGGTTACCGGCATGATTACTTGGCTCCTTCGGTTTCGGCGTACTCAGCGTCCATGTCGAACCCGCAGTATTTACAGATATAATTATCGTCCATGCAATGTTCGCAGAACTGCGAACAGCAGCGTTCGCAGAACAGAGCATCGCTCACGGGCCAGTCACAGCCGCACGGGCACTCGGTTCTCAGCGAGTCATTATCTACGGTGCAACAGGCGAGTAGATCGCGAGTCTCGCGGGCACGTTCTAAATGAATATCTCGCAGTTCGGGGATGCCGCTTGGTGTATCGCCAAGGCTCTCAATGATCTCAGAATATCTCTGAGCGTGGTATTCGCATAGATAGGCGTAACGCTCCATTGTATCCTTGACTGTTTGCGTGATCGTCATGTGTGCTCGGGCGGTCAGGTGTTTTTGCTTGGCGAGCTTGGCGGTCTGCACGAGGGCTAGAGCTGCGAAGGCGGTTGTGATTAAAATACATGTTTCCAGTGGGTTCATATTAAGATCCTTTTCGGGTTACCATTTCTCGGCTTCGTCACGAGTGATAAAGAAGTGGATTCCATGCGTGCACTCCACACGTATATCATCGTCATATGAATCGGGCCTCACGATCTCGCCGGGGGAATATCTTAGCTTTCCTGTGTGACCATCGACGCCCTCGCCATCAAGAACTTTTACGAACTCAGCGCGGCACTTGCGACCGATAAGCGACGAGGTTCTTTTTGCATCAGATGGAATCAATAGTTTGCATATGATACCGTTTAGCAGTTTTTTCCAGCCAATAAAACCCCCCTCTTCTGGGCATATCTGAAACGCATGCAGGTCGGCACCGTACAGGTTGGCACCGTACAGGTTGGCACTTCGCAGGTCGGCACCGTACAGGTTGGCACCGTACAGGTCGGCACTTCGCAGGTTGGCACCGTACAGGTTGGCACTTCGCAGGTTGGCACCGTACAGGTCGGCACGCTTGCCATCGGATTCGTTTTTCAGCCATTTACTATGCAGGCTTATGATTGTTGCGATTTCTTCTGCGTTCATATCAAAACCTTTCCTGTATACCTCGAATGAGTGCCGCTTGATCTACAGATAGTTATCGGCACGCCGCCGGATATTGTCAACATGAAAACTCTCGACGATGTACGAGAAATGGAGATCGACGCACGCAAGTATTTTGCGAGCAAGCGATTATAGATAGAAAAAATTTTCTTACAAAATGACTGAGGGCGGTGGTCAGGTCTTGATAATCGACCGCATTACAATGTACGGGCCGCGATTGTCTACGCGATTGTCGCCGCCGTATAGCGGATATCCATCAAACGAATCATCAGGACGATCGACGACAGGTGCGTCCCTGGCCCCGTTCCACGCGATAGTATTCGACGTGCCTGAGCTGAACGGCACAGCGAAGAACGCTGATGGCCCGGTTGGCACGCTGGTCCCGCTGCCGAAACTATGGTTATGCATCAGATCCAGTATCTCTATCCCTGCATCGACCCCTACCGTATCGAACAATCCCAGCGGGTCGCTGTCGATGAATCCGCGGCGTACTCGCCCGCCCATATCGGGCACGTTGAAATTCGCTCCGGACCCGCCGTACGTGTAACCTATCTCCGCGAACAACGCTGGTTGTCCCGCTGTCGTGTACGATCCGCCATCACAGAACAACCATCCATCGGGAGCAGTGGCACTGGTGCTCGCTGTCTCGATCACGGCGCCCGCCGGTGTCTTGTCGGCCGACGCACTCGGTGTCAGTTCATTACCCAACCGTACGATAGCCCACTTGGTCCCGGTCCCCGCCTCAGCCCATATGATTTGAGCACTGCCGGTTGAAGCACTGGCCAGCGTTGCGGTCACGCCGTTCGCGATCTCCGCGTACTCGTGATCGGTATCTGTTACCGCGACCTGGCACACCGTCGCACCGATCAGTACCGCCCGCCCGATCTCGCTGGATGGTATCGCGTCTATAAGTACGACGAACTTGCCCTCGTGGGTTCCCGCTACGGGCGCCACGCCTGTGAGTGCGATACTATCATCGAACCCCTCGTCGCCCGGCGTGAAGATGATTCCGGATACGCCGAGCACCGCGTACCTGGAGAGATCCCCGCCGCTGTCGTTCTGGACCCAGACGGTATCCCGATCGTTCTCCACGGGCGGAGGGGTCGCGAGGTTGTTCTGATTAGCCTGGCCACGCCTCGCGGCCGCGAGCATTGCGTTCCACGTTTCGTGACGGATCTCAAGCGGATCGCCCTTCTTGACCGGAGTAAGTCCTTTATCGACCATAGTGCACCTAGCTCACATCCTCGAACACATCGAGAGAGGCGAAC